TTAGCCGGAATTCTCGGCTTCCTTCCTCTTCTGCCCAATCTTGCCCACCGCTGCGGCGAGTCGATCCGTAACCAGGTGCGAATAGCGCTTGGTCGAAACCACGGACTTGTGACCCAACACCCCGCCTACCGTGAACAGGTCGATGCCCGCATTGATCATCTCGGACGCCGCGCCATGACGGAGATCATGAAACTTCGTCGCTGGATAGCCGGCTTCCTTTCGCGCACGCTTCCATGCCTCCTCGAACTGCTTCACCGTCAGCGTGAACCGCACGCGTCGAGCTAGCACCGCGACCCGCGGGTGGATCGGAATGATGCGCGGCCGGCCGTTCTTGGTGTCGTCGAGTGAGAAGCCGTTGCGCGTCACCTTGGCGCGCAGGATCTCGCCGCGACGCATGCCCGAGTAGAACGCGATTCGTATGGCCGCGCGCAATTCGCGGTGGCCGCAAGCGCGCGCTATCCGAAGCATCTCGCGCCGCTGCGGGTAATGATGCCGTTCGTTGCTGACGGTCGGAATTACCATTCGCGCGGTCTGATCGACGTCTATCCTGCCAATCTTGTGCGCGTACTTGATCGCGGCGCGCAGGTAGGCCATGACGTTGCGAATAGCGCCATCAGATAGCGCTCGCTTCGCCGCGCCGCGGTGGTCGACACGCGCACGCATATACCCAACGAATCGTATTGACCACGCATGCAGATCGTTGGCGTCTTGGTCTGAAAACTCTGCTTTCCACTTTTCAAGAATCAGTGCTCGCTTTCGACCATCCTTCCAGCTTGCCCCTTTGTCTGTGACGTGCGCCATCACACAGTCGCCAATCGTGACTATCGACTTCGTGACGCCCGTATGCAGAGCGTATGTCTCCGCGTCCCACTTGCGCCCTAGCTCGTCGGCCTGCTTTGCAGAAATTCCTGGAGGGAGAAGCTTGGCTTTTCGAATGCGGCGGTCTTCGATGACGCGTTCGAACGTCCAACGGTAGCGCCGACGGCTGGCCTTTGTAATGGTTTCGATTGGCATGATGCGAGAAATTTGTAAAGCGATTCGAGGTCGTAGACGTGCGTTTTATGGCCCAGCTTGTATCGTTGGATGATCTCGCCCGTTCGGTCTATTCGGCTTATTGCGTAACGCGGCACGCCGAGGATTGCCGCCGCCTCGGTTGCGCTTACGCGCTTTCCATTTGCAAGGTCCATGTCACACCCCAGTGTTTGCGCGTGGTTTCAAGAATTCGTTGTGCTACTGCGATCACGCCTGAAATTCCTGCTCAGTTGGCTCGACTCCAGCAGTAAGGGCAACCACAGGATGTGCGCGACCGGCGATCCAAAGATTGATCGATGCTCCGGAGTTGATTGCGGCCAGTTCAGCAGGCGTTGGCTCCCACGAAGACACCATGAACGGCCCTTGAGCAGTCATCACATCGAGAATCGGCAGGACATTGCACTTTGAAATATCGCCATCCCAATCCGCCGGCGCGCCAAGGTTGCGCGTTGCACCTTCAATTCGACGAATCAGCATCACTCACCTACCTTTTTGAACTCAACGACCCACACCCAAGGGTTCACGTCCCAGCCATAGCCGCGGTGGGCATTGAGGCTGTCCCAAAGATCGTGATACCAAGGAAGTGGAAAAGAATCGCGCGGCCAGCCTTCCGCAATCGCGTCAGCCTCGCTGATGTCCTGCAACCGCTCGACGTGCACGTCAACGATCTCCAGGTTGATGCGCGACGCGGCGCGCGGCATGTGGATAGAAGGGCGCTTCCACCATGCAGGTGTGACGCTGTCGCGCCGCGCGTTTGGTAGTGCACCGCCGAAGCGATACTCGCGACCGGTGTCGAGCGTCATGTCCACGAAATGCCACTCATCGCGGCCCTTTTTCTCGCTGAACCGTGTCTCCCAGCGGCCAAACGCGATAAACGTCTCGCGCACCCACAGACGATCGCCGGGTTGGCCGTAAGGGGAGAACTGCAGCATGTCCCGGATACACCACTGATCGGCCGGCAGCATGCCGCGCGCCGGACGTCTCTCCCAATACGCACCGCCGACCCAGCCGTTTTGCTCGACTGGCTGGGGCTTCACGACGCGACGCGTCTGCGTCTTGCCGCCATTGAGCAGAGCGCGCACCATCGCACCGCTGAAAAGAATTCCTCGTTCGGTCATGTTTTCTCTCCAGTAGGCAGCGCGCGGATTGCGCGCTCGCATACGTAAGCGCCCAGCCCAACAGCCGTCTTACCCTCATTGATGAGGGTAAGTGTGCAAGCCGCGGTTGCTTCTTCGAGCGCGGCCCGTCGGCCAGCGAGCCAGAATTCCCACGCGCCTTCCTTGAAACTGTCGTAAAGGTCGCGGCCTTGGGCCTGCCATGCAGCTTCGAAGCGGTCTCGGTCAGTCATGGTTGGCTCCGCTTGCTGTCTGTGCGGCGGTCATGGCGCTGAAAATATTCTGCGCGAATTGCAATGCCCAATCTGGCGGCGAATTTGAGCGAGCCCCGCAGTTGCGCCATGCTGCGCCAATGATTTCCTTGGTCAACGCGCGCTCCGTCTGTGCTGGCTGCGTCGCCGTCGCTTGCGGGAATGCGGCGCGGGCGTTCGGCGTCAACCTCGTTTTCGCTTTATCGAGGCGGCGAAATTGACCAATGCTGATTTCGAGTGGTTTCCCTTTCTCAGCCGCGCTATAGGTCGCTTCCACATCGGCGATGATGACGGCGAGCGCTTCACGCGTCAGGTCGAGTACACAACGCAGCCGCTCGATCACAGCACCCTCCGACGCCGCCCGCTCATCGTCTAGCACCCCGGCAGATTGCGCGCCTGCAACGTAACCATCGCGATATGCGAGTGCCGCAGCGATCGGCGTATCGGTGTTTGCCCACTGGCCGGCGGCCTGTAATGCACGCTCCGCGAGATCGTCGTCCAGCACCACGGCAGAGAGGGCGGCTTTCGGCGTGCCGTCTGCATCGAAGCAGTAATAGCCGCCGTCGCATCCGATTGCCGCGCACCCACCGGGCTTGCACGCCTTTCCACCTTCCGCAGGCTGGGACGGTTGAGGGGCGGCGGTAATCCGGGACATTAACCACTCGACCAGTTCAGCTTTACCATCACCAGCCTCCTCAACGACGCTCGACACGCGATTCCAAATGTCGTCGTATGTCACCGACTCTCCCGGCGCCAAGGCAGATTGCAGAGCGGAAATCTCGCGCGGCGTTCGCGGGTATCCAGTTTCAATCGTCTTCAAAACCGCAACATCCTTTGCGCACCCAGCGTGGCACTTCATAAAGCCAATGGCGAAGTCGATTGCGGCGCATTGAAGTTCGGTCAAGCCACCTTCCGCGGGCTGGGACGGTTGCGGGGCGGCGTAGAGCGGTTTAACGTTTCGACGGTTCGGTTTGGTGTTAGTCAGAAGCCACTCTCCACCATCGAGCGGGTCTTCACTCTCGTACAGCCAAGCCACCGGCTCTGCCGATTGCGCTGGCGCGGCCGAATAGCCGATCTGTGCGTATGCCTTGGCGATCACCTCATGCGCCTTGCCGCGAGCCTGAGAATCGGCCAAGGTTGATGGAGTCTGCGTGAAGTGCTTGACCACCATTTGCAGTGTATCGAGCAGTTCGCGCGTTAGAGCGTCATGCGATTGCGCTGGCGCGGCAACCTTTTCGGCGGCATCACCGATATGGTCGGGAGCGGCAGGGGATGCGTCGAGCAGTTCTTGGGCGCGCTCCTCAATCAGCCTCAACAGCCAGCGCCGATCTTTGTTCTTCGAAACTTCAGCCTGCATTTCATGCAGGGCTTGGCGGTAGGCGTCCCCCTGCGCCACGGCAGGCTTGCTGGCAGATAGCAGGGCTCGCTCGACTGCCCGACCCATCGCGATCGTCTCGGCACGGAATTGGATCAGGGCGCCGGGAAAGCGGGGATCGGTAGGGTCGCAAACGCTCTTGATCGCGTCCACGATCTGTTCATCGGTCAGCATCATGGCTTCACCTCAACGAGTCCGAGCGATTGCGAGTAGGCGAGGTAGTGCTCGACCTTAGCCAGCTTCGTTGCGATCGCCACGTGGTCTGGCGAGCCAATGTCGAACCAGAATTCCCCACCAGACACTTCGCCGAGCCGGTGAACCATCGCCAGCAGGTCGTTCAGTTCGGCGTATACGCGCTCAGCGTTCGTCTCTGCGCGGCCCGGTTGAATCTCGCTCAAGCCGAAGTGCGCCGCCTTCAGGGCGATCTGCGCAACCTCGGAGGCTTCCTCGGCAATCTTGATCAGGAAATACTGGTTCAGGTTCATCATCGCTCCGTCGATGGTTGTGGGGGCGGTCATGGGGCACCCCATGCGATAAGTGGCGTGTCGTAACTCAACATCAGCGGATGCTTGGGGTCACCGCTGACCGTCAAGCCAAAGTGACATACCGGTTTTTTACTTGAGCGAAGAAAGGCCAGCACCGTGTCGAAATCGTTTCGCATGTGTCGCGGGGCCTTGGATCGATTCCCCCAGCACGGAACCAGAATGTCTGCGTCAGAAACGATCCGTTCGATGTGCGCTAGATTCTCGCGCCATTGAGCAGGCGAAATCATGGCTTTGGCCAGCTCGCCAACATCAGTAGCCCGATAGGCCGAGACATTTCCAACAATGAAACGCTGCGCGCGCCAACGTCGACAAAAACCGATCCATTTGGTGACTGTGTGATCGTCTAGGCTTGCATCGGCTGTACTTGGGTTGACGCCAAAGAATGCGATGACTTTTCCGCGAAAGTCATAAACCCCATCGTCTCCGAGTTCAAGCACCCCCACCGATTCGAATGGTCCGCGCTCAAGCCGATAGCGGTACAATCCGCACGCGCTGATGATTGCGGTCATGGGGTGGCCTTCTGTAGCTTCGCGATGTATCGTTCGGCAGATTGCTCCGTCTTGAACATCTTTAGGAACTTGGCCCCTTCCTCGTAGACGTGAGCCCACTTTTTCAGATCGGGGTCGCGCACCTGAACGGAAAACTGCGGCTTGAGGGTTTTCATATCCAGCCACCGATGCAGGCGCATCTTCCAAGTGGGCTGCACGGCCTTACGCTCGATCCCGTACATTTTCACGATCCCACCTCCTGATCCCCGGCAGATGAAGCAGGGGCGGCGAGACGGAGGCGGCGTACTTCTTCTCTGAGCCGAAGCGTATTTGCCCTCTTGCGTGCGCGCTCGGCGGCGTACCAGTCACGCCCGAACATCGCGTAAGGGCCGTCCTCGGTGTCGTAGATTTCGAGCAGCAGCCAGCCTTCGCCTTCGGGCGTCGTCGGGGTCCATTCGGAACAGTCGGTCAGGCCTTCCTCGTGCCAGCGCTCAGCAAAGTCCGGGCTGTCGCTTTCCGCGCCGACAAACAGTGTCTCAATGCCGAATGCCTCAAGGAACTTGTCGGCGCGTGTGCCTTCGTCGCAGGTCGGGTAGTCCGGATGAGAGAGCCAGCCATCGGATGTGCGCACGATCTCACGAGGCACCAGCAGTCGATCGCGCAGGCCTTCGAGATTCGGGGCGTCATCCACCCGCACCGCCCCTACCTGCCCACCCAATTTGCGGTCATCCGCAATATGGTCTGCCTGCTCGGCGGTGGGGGTGCGGAGAGCAGCGATATGCGCGCGGACTTCGGTTGCGTTGCCGCACGCGCGAAACAGCAGGCAAGCTGCGTACGGATGAAATTCGCCCGGCGTGCAGTGCATTCCGCACTCGGTGCAACGTGTCAGGCTCGCCCCTGCGTCTTTAGTGTTCTGTGTCATCTTGTCAATCCTTTGAAGTGGGTCAGAGCACAGCCTTGGCATGCTCGCGGATCTCGTCCCGGTGGTCGTTGCGTTCGCGGCGCAGTTCGTCGTCTGTCTTTGGTTGCACCACTGGCTTCGGCTGGCTTTCCTCGTATCGTCGAAGCAACCACTGCCGGTTTTCCTCGAGTTGCGCGCGCTGCTCGTCAGTTGGTTCGTCGGATGCCTCGGGGATCAGGCGCACGATGCCGCGCTGTTTCATTTCGCGAAGTTTCGCCTCGACGCGAACGAGGTCTTCCTTTGCGCAGCCCATTGCGCCGTAATAACGCTGCTCCGGAGTCTTGCCCGTCGGATCGAGTAACTTCCGATTGAGGGCGCGGTACACGCGGTCCATGTACGTCCAGTGCGGATCGTTGTGCGTGACGCAGTTGCAGTCTTTTGGCAAGGTCACGATTTCACCGCTCGCGAGTTCAGCCTTCATATCGTCCTCACTTGTTCGATTGCTTCGCGGGATGCGCGGATGAACTCGGCTGCTTGCCAAGGGTTTATTGCGTTGCCGTATCCGCGCAGGGCTCCGACTCGATAAGCTTTTGCGCGTTTGAGGCTTGCAGCATCAAGGCCTGCCACTTTTGCCAATCGTCGTAACTCGGGGCTGAGAGTGCCCATTCCGGCAGGTAGCCCATCAACCAGCGGGAATGTTCCGGGTTCAACTGGCCGCCACTTTTCATCCCGGCAGAAGAGCCAATCAGCAACTCGCCAGAAGCCGTTCGTCGGGCCGGCTGCATCGGGTGCGGCTGCGCTTGCTCGATGGCTGACACACCCATTCCGTTGCCCGTCTTGCCCGCGTACTTCTCCTTCAGGGCCGCGCGCCGCGCTTCCTTGGCCTCGACGTTCCCTTCGTTCGTGCGCGCTGTCGGCGTCGCCCAGCTCGCCAGAGCCGCAATCTGATTCAAGGGCTTTCCCGTGTCCCACGGTCGCGCATCCATCGCCCCGCGGCGCATGTCCGATACCGTCGGCGTGGGCCAGTGCGCAAACTGCGCGACGTGATTCAGACTCACTGCCACCTTGCGCCCGTCGGGCGTTTTTCCGGTCGGACTCAACCCCTCGAATGACTGCGATCCCATCGCGTTGCCGACCGTAGGTGTCGGCCAACCGGCCAGCCAAACTGCTCGACCGAGAAGTGCGTTCACCTCGACGTTGGGACACTCCGCGCCGTCCTTGTGGTCGCGCGTAGTCGGCGTCGGCCACGAAGTAAGCGCGGTCTCGGATGTGCGGCGCACCGACGCTCGCAGACGGAAAAGGATCCGCCGCGCAGGCGTAACCAGCGGCTTCCAGGTCAGTGAAAACAAGGTCGAGCCAAGGTTCGACGTCCTTGCTCGCAACCTGCTCTCCAAAGATTTTTGAAGGGCTGCACTGCGTGATGAGCCAGTCCCACAGGGGCCAAAGGTGCCGCTCGTCAGCAAACCCAAGTCCCGCGCCTGCCGAGGAGAAAGGTTGGCAAGGACAGGAACCGCTCCAAACAGGTCGGTCATCAGGCCAGCCGGCGAGTCGAAACGCGAGCGGCCATCCGCCGATTCCGGCAAAGAAATGGCACTGTGTGAATCCGCGAAGGTCGTCTGGTCGAACATCCTCAATACTCCGTTCATCAACTTCGCCGGCGGCGATATGCCCCTTGGCGATCAGGTTGCGCAGCAACTGCGCGGTGTATGGGTCAATCTCGTTGTAATAGGCTGTCATCCAGCCGTTCCGCGGTAGGTCTTTGTGAGCGCCTTGTTGACGGCGTGCCCGCGGCTGCGCGCTGCGTTGGCGATCTGCGCGCGGGCATGATGGCTGCTGGGTGCCTGGCCGACCAACCCGAAATAGCTGTTTGTCACGGCGAGGAAATTTTCGGCATCAACGGCGCCGATCCGCTGTACGGCTTCATTGACAACACGTCGGCGCGTGGCGCGGTGCCACGGCTTGATGACCTGACCGACGAAATCGACGCCGCGGTCAATTGGCTGCAGAATCGTCTTCGTCGGGTTGAGGCGTACGCCGAGCCGCGTAGGCAAGAAAGCATCAACGTCGGCAAGCACCCCGTTCAGCCAGTCGACTGATTCGTGCAGGAACAGGAAATCATCGACATACCGGATGTAGTGACGCGCGACGAGGTGGTGCTTGGCACGCTGGTCCAGCACGTCGAGATAGACGTTGGCGAAGAACTGCGACGACAGGTTGCCGATCGGCAGGCCGCGATCCGCCGTTTGCTCCATCAGGCGTTTGTGCATCGGCACGCGTGCGAGCAACTCCCGATCGCCGCGGAATTCAAAGTTGGTGCGCGGGTCGTGCATCAGCACAAGATCAGCCAATGCCCGCCAGAACGGTTCGGGAATTTTGGCCAGCAGCAGCTCGCGCAGGATCTTTTTGTCGATGGAGACAAAGAAATTCGCGAGGTCGCACTTCAGGTAATACGCCGGTCGGCTCCAGTTCTGCGTGACCGATCGAATCTTCGATTCAAGGCGCCGCGCGGCGTAGTGTGTGCCGCGACCCGAAATGCACGCGCACGAATCCGCGATGAATGATTTTTCGAAGCGCGGGCCGATGCGGTTGTACAGCAGGTGATGCACGATCCGGTCGCGAAACTCAGCCGCCCAGACCTCGCGCGCCTTGGGCCTCGTGATGACGAAACAGATCGAGCGGCCCGGCGTATAGCTGCCGTTGGCCAGCTCGTCGTACAGACGCCGCAGGTTGCGTTCGAGATTCGCTTCGAACGTCAGCGCACTGGCGCTGTTGCGCTTCGTGCAGCGGCAGTCAAAATAGGCTTCAACAAGGTCAGCGAATGTGAAGCCAGCATGTCCGCTCCAATCTGCGGACGGCGCGAGCGCGAAGCTCGTTGTTCTGGTGGTTGTTGTTCTGGTTGCCGTTGTTGAAGTTCTGGTACCAGGCCCAACCGGAGTTATCGTGCTATCTACGTCGCCGGGCCGATTGCTCAGCCGGGAAACTGCGCCAGACCGATCCGCACGCCGGCGGCCGGTATCTGCAATGCGCATGTCGGTGGCCTCGTGAGCCAGCGGCACGACCAGATTGAAAATTCGCTCAGTCATGACGGCCTTGACCTCCATGAAGCGGGCGATTAGCGGCGCGACGCCACCCGTTAGCCTGTTTCCCGATGCTTGTGCTCAGTTCGACGGCCTTCGCGTACGCGGGCCGCGAGATCAGCCGCTTGTCCATCGCGAGCCGAACCAGCAGCTCGATTACCTGCAGGCGCTCGAGCAATTCCATCAGGTGCGGCGACTTGTCCTGCGCGACGTTGGCCCGGAAGACGAGAACTGTGATTTCAATGCACTCGGCGTTGATCTTTTCGCCGATCGACCGTTTGAAATCACGCTGCATGTTCTTGACCAGATCCGTGACCACGTCGAGCAAGTCGTACGCAACCTTGTAGATCGGGAGGTGGGTATGGGTAGCCATGCTGTTAAATGACTAAATTATTGAAGAATCAATCTGCGGACGGCGCGAGCGCGAAGCTCGTAGCTCTGGGGGGTGATGATCTGGTGGCCGCGGTAGAAGTGCTGGCACCAGGCCCAACCGGACTCCTTCTCATGCGCCTCGCCAGACCAGTAGTACGCGCTCTCAAACTCTCTTTTGAGATTGGCGAACAGCAGCGATTGCTCGCGGCGGGTCGGCAGCTCGCCACCTTGCGCGGACGCCCACTGGATCGCATCGTTCCAGGCCAGATCCTCGGCCTCACCCGGCAACAGGATCAAGTGATAGTCGGCGACGTTGCCGTGGCCCAGCACGATGCCCGCATAGAGCTCGCCGGGTGCGAGCGTGACGGTCGCAGCGGGAACGTGAAACACCGTAGTCGCGGCTTGTTTCTCGAATTCCGCAATCATTTCCGTGACCTTCTCATGCGCGGTGCGGATGGATTCAAGCGTGATCGTCATTACGAGCGCTCCTGAAAATTACTAAATGATTAAATGGGCAATCTGCGGACGGCGCGAGCGCGAAGCTCGTAGCCCTGGCGGTAGTCGTACTGGAGGCCGTAGCTGAAGTCCTGGAACCAGGCCCAACCGGAATAGCCGGGATCGGTGTCCGGCGTGTTCGACCAGTAGGCTTCCTGTTCGAACTGATCGCGGAAGTTGGCGAACAGAATGGCCTGCTCAACACGATTCGGCAGATCGCCGCCGATGCTCTTGGCCCACTCAAGCTGATCGGCCCACGAGGCGCGTTTGTTGTCGCCGGGCAGCAGGATGACGTGATGGAAATCGCCGTTCTTGTCGCCGATCGCGCCGATATAAATCTCGCCTTCGGCCAGTGGTGGGATTTGCAATTGCTGCATGGTTAATCCTTAAATAGATAAATGGATTAATTTTTAAATCTGCGGACGGCGCGAGCGCGAAGCTCGTTGCGCTGGGGGTAGTAGTCCTGGCTGCCGTAGCCGAAGCCCTGGTACCAGGCCCAACCGGCATCATCAGCATCCTCTTCGCTGGACCAGTAAGCAGCCTGCTCGAACTGATTGCGCTGCTTGGCATAGGCAACAGCGAGTTCGACACGGGTAGGCAGATCGCCGCCAATGCTCGTCGCCCATTCAAGGGACTTAGCCCATGTACCGCGCTGCTCGCCGGGCAAAAGAACCGTGTGTTCGACGTCGCCATTCGCGTCGACGAAGCCGCAGAGATAGATCTCGCCTTCGGCCAGCGGTGGAATCTGTAACTGTTGCATTGCAACTCCTTTTAGAGAAAGGACCGGCCCGTACGGGCGCCGGCCAAGTGGGCGAGTCGTTACTCCGGTGAGCCGAGCAGAATCTTCGTTGTGGTCTGCTCTTCGATTTGCGACCAGATCGCGCGGAATGCTACTTCGAGCACTTTGTGCGGGCGCACCAGTTCGTACCAGATCTTCAGAGTGCCGTTCTGCACGCGGTACTTGATGCGCGCGTCGATCGAGTAGGGCGAGCCGTTCTCGAAAACCGGAATGGACAGCGTGATCTGTGATGGCATGGCGATCTTGTTGCCCGTGGCGTTCACGTCTTCTTTCCAAACGAAGTTCGTGCTGCCGTCTTGCAGGCGTGTCGCCGAGACGAAATTGCCTTCCTTGCTGGCTTCGAAATTCAGCGCGACGCTGAGCATCGTCGAACCATCCGGATTGATGATGTCCGGCAGGTTGTCCTCGATCAGTTCAGCCAGCTCGAGCTGGGTCATCGGCTGACGATCTTTGCCAGTCCACGTCTTCCACTCGCGCGAGGCCGGCACGGAAAACTCGACTCGATAGCCGCGCCAGTTCGCGCCCTTTGTCGAATCGTCAACCCCCAGCGCTTCCTCGTACGAGTGGTGGTCGTCGATGACGCCGAGAATTTTCGCGGGGTCGAGCGACGCGTAGACCAGGCTTTCAGTGCGCTTCTGACGGTTGAAGTACGTCACGAAGCTGTTTGCGTCGCGCAGCTTCACGACGCCAGTTGCACGCACCGGAGCCTCGAATACCTGGTCGATAGTTTCGAGCGCGTAGCCTTCCGGGACGATCACGAAGGGCTTGCCGTCGGGCAGCGGACTCTTGCGAATCTCGCCGAGTGCGGCGCCGGCGGCCAATGTTGCAGCGGCGTCGCGTTCGCCAGAGATTTTGTTGAGCTGATCCATTGTTTGTCCGTTTGAGTGAAAAGAAGAGGATGCTTAGCCGTGGGCGGCCGAGCGGGAATCGGCAAGCGAGATGCCGGGCAGCTCGGTTTGACGCTCGCTGTGACGCGAGAGGTTGTTCTCGACCGTCGGGAAGAACACTTCGGCCGATTCCTTTTCCTTCGGCAGAGTGGCGACCACCTTGCCGGTCACTTCGAGTGCGTCTTGCACCTTGGCGAACGGCTTCACCTCGACGGTGATCGTGATTTTTCCGGCTTTGCCGGTATCGCGGACCATTGCGACGAGCGTGTTCAGTTCGTTGGTGGCTTCCTCGACGACGGCGCCGCCGCGCAGCTCCATCAAGGTTTGTGTGAAAGCCTTCTTCATTTGGTTGACTCCGTGTTGTGAAGGACTGCGGGTTAATCGCCGACGCGCGGATAGTGCGCATCGCATTCATGCTCAAACTCTGCATGCCCCACCGGAAAGCGCGCCTTCACCAATACATCCGTGCGCTTCGCTGACCGGTTAATGCCGCCAACAATTACGCCAAAGCACGCGCCAATCCATAGACTTCCTAGGACTGCTAAACAGATGTCGAGGTCGGTGTACATGGGTGAGCCTTTTCGGGATCAGGTGCAGCGAATCACGCTGCAGCGTTCAGTACGGGCCTCGCGGACTTCAATCGCATGCGTTATTGCGCAGTAGACGACGAGAGCGAGAAGGGCGGTTGCCCATGCTTTCAGATAGCTGCGCATGATTAGGCAATCTCCAAACCGGATGCCAAAAATTCAGTGGCGTGCACCCAAACCGATACGGGCGCCCGGTGATCTTCGAAAACCATCAGGTTGCCAAAATCGTCAGTGATCTCGAAAGCGGTCACAAGCGGCGGCAGCTCGCCATAGTGTTGCGTGCGCATTACCATGCCCCGAACAGGCGGCACAGTCCCTCGCCGATGAACGGCATCGCGGCGATGATGGCGAAGCACAGCAGCGGCCGCTTCGTCGTGCGGCTGGCGTACTGTTCGAGTTCGGCGTCGGTCATACCGCCTTTCTCGAAGTACTCGATCTCGTTGGCCGGGCGCGTTGCTTCGGTGAAGCGCGGCGCCGGTGCATTCAAGGTGCTCATCTCAAGGTCTCCCGGTAGGTCGGTGAGTGCGTGAGATGAATATTACCGTATGGTAAATGTCCGGGTCAATACCAAATGGTAATTAAATTTACTGTTATGCCGAACCGCAGTATCGACGTCCCTCACAAACCACGCAGACCGTCAATTAAGGGAATACAGGTGGAAAGTGCCCTTTATTTGAAAGGATACTGTCGCCTTAATGCAACACTTTGTAAGGGGCGTGTCGGACACGACTCTGCGCGAGAGCGGCGAAAACAAAAAAGCCCCGCGCTCGGGCGGGGCTTATGCGATCCTCTGCACTTCTACATAGGGGCGTGTCTCCCGCAGGCCTGCGACACCTTTTGGATTGCTGCGCGCACACCCGCAATCTTCAGTTCCATCTCGACCGTCTCGTCTTCAAAGGTCGTTGCGCGAACTACAAGCGTTTTGGCGTCTTTGATGTCGTCGACCAACTGATCCATGCCTGCGCCGGGCATGATGAGAGCGTAGCTTTTGTCTTCGATTGCACTCACTGTATGCGGCGAGCGGCCATCGGCGCGGTAAGTGATGGGTCGATAAGGGCTGGAGCCGGCGCCGATGAACTGGCTGAAGAAGAATTGGGCGTAGACGCTTCTGTCGCCCACGGCATCGCATTTTAAAACTAACCCACCTCCCTCGGGCTCCTGAGTTCGAGCAATTCCGCGGGGCATGTCATTCATTTTGTCTGTGGTGGTCTGGAACAGCCAATCTGGCGCGATCCTGGCCCAGCTCTGGGCGGCGTCGGCATATGAGCAAGCGAGCGCAAAACAGAGTGGCAAAAGGTTTTTCCTCATCATTGTCCCCATGGTCCTAGGTTTTTAATTTACATCGCGCCACTCACGGCCACTACAAGCGCAATAATTTCGACTTCGCGGATGTCGTGCTGGGTCAGGTCTATATCGGGGTACAGCGCCTTGTCCGGGTTGTCCGAGCGAATGCTCAAACCCCCAGCGGGCATTTTGAAAATGCGCTTTACATACACCTCGCCTCCGAAAGACAAGACGTACGGTTTCCCGGAGATCAATTCTGTGGCGCGGTAATCCACCACAAGCGAGTCACCGTCCCTAACCCGAGGCTCCATGCTGGAACCCTCTGCCACAATAGTGGCCGCTTGATCGGGCTTTATTCCGAGTCTCTCGCACCATGCTTTGCGGAACGCCTGCCGCTGCCCCTTCTCGTCAACGTGCCAAACGATCCGGCCATTTCCCGCCGAGGCCTTGACTTCTAGTCTTGGTATCAAAACGTACTCTTCGCCTAGTTCAGACGCGTCATCCCAAGCCAGAATCGGCCTGGCACTCACGGACGCTCTCCCGTCCGTGAGCACGCTGTTATCTGTACCTGCTGGCTGGTCGAGCCATCCGGTCTCCACGCCCGCAACCTGCTCGATCTTGCGCGCCTTTTTTTCGCCGAACGATTTTTCCTTCAGCAGCCCCGAAATTTCCCCCTGATTCTCGCCTGTCTGCCGACAAAATTCAGCTTGTGTGCCGTAGCGCGCGATGAGTTCCGCGAGGCGTGCGCGTCGATTTTGGATGGTATTCATGCCCATATTGTCCCGGGGCATTACCTTTGAGTAAATATCCGAATAGTGTTGATTTTCCATTACCGTATGGTAATATTTAGGTATGGACAAGCTACGCGAATACCTTAATTCGATGACTCCCGAGCGTCAGGAGGAGTTTGCTCGTCTGTGCGGTACGACGATCGGCTATCTGCGCAAGGCGATCAGCACTCGCCAGCAGCTTGGCGAATCGCTTTGCATCAACATCGATCGTGAGAGCGCCGGC